TATGGTATAATGTCACGACCACGTTTTAGTATATTTGATTATGACCCACATGGAAGACCGGGTGGTGGTATGCAAGTAGCAGATTCAACATTTGGATATTAAGGATATTAAAATGGCAGAAGATGAAAATGTAATGATTGAAGCAGATTCTATAGCACTAGAAGATGTAGAAGATAGCGCAACAGAAGATGCTGATGTATCTTCTATAATACCATTTATCCAAGAAAGATTTAAAAGAGCAGAAGACTATCGTTATCAAGATGAACAACGCTGGTTAAAAGCCTATAGAAATTATAGAGGACTATACGGACCAGATGTTCAGTTTACTGAATCGGAGAAGTCACGTGTCTTTATTAAAGTTACAAAAACAAAAACTCTTGCGGCATATGGGCAAATTGTTGATGTACTTTTTGCCAATAATCGGTTTCCTGTTTCTGTTGAACCTACTGAGTTACCAGAAGGAGTTGTTGCAGATGTACACTTTGACCCCAAAGAACCAGAGCAGTTGCGTGGTGATACTGCCCTAAGTAGTCCATATGGCTTTGCAGGAGATGGTAGTGACCTACCTGCAGGTGCTACAGAAAAGTCTCTTCAAGAAATGCTAGGTCCTTTAACAGAAAAATTAGAGGGTATAGACGGGCTTAAAGAAGGGGCAGGTGCTACACCTACCTCTGTTACCTTTAGCCCAGCTATGATAGCCGCAAAGAAGATGCAGAAGAAAATACACGACCAACTAGAAGAATCAAGTGCAACTAAACATCTTCGTAGTACAGCATTTGAGATGGCATTATTTGGTACAGGTGTAATGAAAGGACCGTTTGCTGTAGACAAAGAATATCCTAATTGGGATGAGGATGGTAGCTATGACCCACAATTTAAAACAATGCCACAAGTTTCACATGTTTCTGTGTGGAATTTCTATCCTGACCCTGATGCCAATAATATGGATGAAGCGCAGTATGTTATTGAACGACACAAGATGTCAAGGTCGCAACTACGGAATCTCAAGAAAAGACCAATGTTCAGAGACACAGTTATAGATGAAGTTATACAGCTAGGAGAAAACTATACTAAAGAATACTGGGAAGATGACTTATCTGATTATGCACCAGAACACGGAGTAGAACGCTTTGATGTATTAGAATACTGGGGTATGGTAGATACAGAAATGCTTGAAGAAGCAGAGATTAATATTCCAGATGAATTAAAAACTTTTGATGAATTACAGGCAAACGTATGGGTATGTAATGGTAAATTAATACGAATGGTGTTAAATCCATTTAAACCTGCAAAGATACCATATCATTCTGCACCCTATGAGTTAAATCCATACTCATTCTTTGGTGTAGGTATTGCTGAAAACATGGACGATACACAGACTTTGATGAATGGCTTTATGCGTATGGCTGTTGATAATGCTGTATTATCTGGTAATTTAATTGTAGAAGTTGATGAGACAAACCTAGTGCCGGGTCAAGACTTATCATTATATCCGGGAAAGGTGTTCCGCAGACAAGGTGGCGCACCGGGACAAGCGATATTTGGTACAAAGTTCCCAAATGTATCTAGCGAGAATATGATGCTGTTTGATAAAGCACGTGTACTTGCAGATGAAAGCACAGGCTTCCCTTCGTTTGCTCATGGGCAAACAGGCGTATCAGGAGTAGGTAGAACTGCTTCTGGTATTTCTATGCTTATGGGTGCCGCTCAAGGAAGCACTAAAACTGTTATTAAGAATGTAGATGATTATCTATTACGACCTTTAGGAGAAGGGTTGTTTAGATTTAACATGCAGTTTGATTTTGACCCAGATATTAAAGGAGACTTAGAAGTACGAGCTAGAGGTACAGAAAGTCTTATGGCTAATGAAGTACGTAGTCAAAGACTTATGCAATTCCTACAGGTAGCAAGTAATCCAGCACTTGCACCATTTGCTAAGTTCCAATATATTATTCGTGAGATTGCAAAGTCTATGGAGTTAGACCCCGACAAAGTTACCAACAATATGAATGAAGCCGCTATTCAAGCAGAGTTGATGAAAGGCTTTCAACAAGAACAACCACAAGAACCAGAGGGCGCACCTGCAGGAGCAGATGCAATGGATACCAGTGGAGCAGGTGGCGGTAACATAGGTGTTGGACAAGCACCAGTGCCGGGAGAACAAGGATTTACAGGAAATGAACAAGGGTCAAATACTCAGCAAGCTCAAGCCGTTGGTCAACAACAACAACCAGTGGGAAGCGTTCAATAATTACATAGATGCTACCATAGGAGTACATCAAAATGTACTAGAACAAAGTTCGGATACAGTTTTAGTACATAGACAACAAGGCGCAATATCAGCATTAAGAAAACTTAAATATCTTAGGGATGAAGTAAATGGATAAATATGACGCAGCAGAGGGTATTTTATATAATTACGCTACAGGAGATTTATCTGCAAGAAAAGCGCAACAACAACTTAGAGGTTTTGGATACAAAGCTGACTTAAAAGGAGGACCACGTGATACTAATATTATATTTGTTGAGGCATTGGATGGTAGTGATGCATTTGAAGTAGCATTAGCAAAAGGTGGAGTACCAATGAAAAGACAAATGGAACTATTTGATGATGGTGGTCTAATGGAAGAAGGTGGCACAACAGACCCTGTATCAGGTAATGATGTGCCAGTAGGTTCTACACAAGAAGAAGTTCGTGATGATATACCAGCACAGTTAAGTGAAGGTGAGTTTGTATTTCCTGCTGACGTAGTGCGATATATAGGTCTTGAAAAACTTATGCAGATGAGACAAGAAGCTAAAATGGGTTTATCTACGATGGACAAGATGGGTCAAATGGGTAATGGTGATGAAGCAGTTATACCAGATGATATACCTTTTGAATTAACAGACCTTGACATGGAAGATGATACAGAGTATAATGTAGGTGGTTACGTTCCACCACAACAAAGTTTTGTTCCTACATTTAATGCTGGTGTAGGTTTTGTTCCATCTGTAGTTACAACACCACAACCTGCTACAGCACCTCAGTCTGTAACACCACCTGTTGAGTATGTTAGACCACAACAGACAGCTACTCCAACACAACCTGACTATTCTAATTTAACTTTTCAACAAGCTATGACTGCACCTCAAGCTCCACGTTTAGAAGAAATAATTAATCCAGAAACAGGTGAGCGTAGAACAATAAATTATATTCCGGGTGTAACTCAATTGCCAGATGGTTTTGTATTAGCAAGTGAATATACCGCACCTGAAAAACAAAACACTACACCTACAACTGCTCCTACTGTTAGTACCACAACTCGTGATAAAGATGATGATGATGATGACCCAAGAGATAATGTAGCTTATGAAGCTATGAAAAGAAGAGTAGATTATGCATCTCAATTAGGATATGATGTAAGAGGTGATTTGGAATCTTTATTTAAATCAGGTCCTATCTCTCTTCTTACGGGTAGTAACAAAGGTAAAGAAGGTGAAGTAATTAATGGTTATATATCAGACGGTAAAGGTAACTTATATTCTCCTTTTACGGGTAGATTTGTAAAAACAGAAACCTTTGCAGACATAGGTTCTAAAACAGATAAAGATATAACACCTGATATGCAAGACTTTTCAGACAGTATAGCAGAAAGAATAAATAAAAATCGTTCAACTGGTAGAGATGATTTTGATTTTGATATTAGAACTAGTTCTCAATATAAAGGTCCTACTGTAAAAGCACAACAAGAAGCATCAGATGCGGCTATGGCAAACTTTTATGGTGATGATAAGGATGATGATAAACCAGATACAGCAACAAAATTAGGTGTTGATACAGATGCTCTTGCAAAAAGACAGGCTGAGTTAGCTAAAATGAAAGCAGATAAAGCGGCACAAGCCGCAGCAAAAGCAAGAGCAGAAAAAGCGAGGGCTGATAGACAAAGAAAGCAAGATAAAAAAGATAGAGAAAAAGCTAAAAAAGAAAGATATAAAGCACCAGCACTAAAAGAAAAAGCAAAAGATATTGCTAAAGGTGGTAAAAGAAGAACTTTTGGTGGTTTTAAAGAAGGTGGTTTAGCATCAAAGCCTAAACCAAAGCCTAAACAAATGAGGTCAGGTGGATTAGCCTCTAAAAATTAATCCACATTAACTGGCTACCTAACTCCCCACCCGACAGTGGCTACGGTTAGCCCCAGCATAGGAGACATAATATGTCTGACACAATCATGGCAGAAGAAATGAAGCCACAAGAAAAGAAAGCATTTGTAACTAAACCTTATTCAAGAGAAGAAAAAATAAAAAAGGATGAGGAAGAGTTAGAACAATTAATGAAAGAGCAAAAAGGTGAAGTAGAAGAAACTAAACCTGAAGAACCTGAACCCACTAATGCAGAAGAAAAAACTTTTAAGAAAAGATATTCTGATTTACGTAGGCATCAACAGAAACAATCAGAAGAATTTAAAGTAGAAATAGAAAAGTTAAAATCACAATTATCTGAAGCTACTAAAAAAGAAATGAAGTTGCCTAAATCAGATGATGATATAGAAAAGTGGGCGGCTGATTATCCTGATGTAGCACAAATAGTAGAAACAATTGCTATGAAGAAAGCTAAAGAGCAATCTTTAGAATTAGAAGAAAGAGTAAAAGCAATTGATGAAATGCAATTATCTGCTGTAAAAGAAAAAGCAGAGGCAGAGCTAACAAGACTACATCCTGACTTTAATGAGATTAGAGATAGTGATGACTTTCACGAATGGGCAGATGAACAGCCTAAATGGGTACAAGAGGCACTATATGAAAACGATAATGACGCAAGGTCAGCGGCACGAGCAATTGATTTATATAAATCAGATAGAAATATTGGCAAAGAAAAATCGAGCAAGAGTTCTAAAAGTGCTGCTGAAGCGGTTAATACGAAGAATACGAGAACTAAGCCCCAAGAAAATGAGGCTAGTTCATATCTAAAAGAATCCGATGTTCAAAAAATGTCGGCACAAGAATACGAAAAGAAGTCAGATGAAATAATGGAATTAATTCGTTCTGGCAAATTTGTATATGATGTATCTGGTTCTGCCAGATAATCAGTTGACAAATAGATATTTATGAATATAACTATAGTCAACAGTGTAAGTTGTTTAGCTAACTACTTGCACATTTAATCAGCAAACGAACAAATCTTCGGATTACCTGAAGCAGTTAGCCTGACCCGTACAGTCACACCTAACCTAATCAGCCTCTAAATTTTGTGAGTTTGTATCTGTAACAATGCTAATAACATAGGAGACATATCATGGCATTTACTACTGCTGCAGGGTATGGTAATCTTCCTAACGGCAATTTTAGCCCTATTATTTACAGCAAACAGGTACAACTTGCCTTCCGCAAGTCTGCCGTTGCTGAAGCAATCACTAACTCCGATTACTTTGGAGAGATTGCACAAATGGGTGATTCTGTTAAGATTATCAAAGAACCCGAAATCTCCGTTAAGGAATACGCTCGTGGTACAACTATAACACCACAAGACCTTGACGATGAAGACTTTTCATTGACTATTGATAAAGCAAACTATTTTGCGTTTAAGGTCGATGATATTGAAGAAGCACATTCACATGTGAACTTTCAACAACTCGCATCAGACCGTGCGGCATATCGTTTGGCTGACCAGTTTGACCAAGAGGTTCTTGGTTACTTGTCAGGTTTTAAACAGTCTGCTATTCACGGTACACCTAATACTGTTAATACAACTGTTAACGGTTCAAAGGCTGTTACGTCTGCGGATGACGGTACAAACTTAGTTGGTGCGGAACTTTTAGCTTCCATGTCTTTGGACGCATCTGACTTCACACAAACCAATGGTACTGCAGGTACTGCAAACCAATCAATTGGTCTTGAGCCTCGTGCTGGTGGAGCGCAAGCAGCTAAAAGTGGTACAACAGGTAATGCGTTCCCATTGCAAGTTATTGCACGTATGGCACGTCTACTTGACCAACAAAACGTGGACACTCAAGGACGTTGGCTTGTTCTTGACCCAGTATTTATTGAAATCTTGAAAGACGAAGATTCACGTCTTCTAAATTCAGACTTCGGTGGTTCTGGACTTCAAAATGGTCTTGTTTTAAATAACCTTCACGGTTTCCAAATCTATCAATCTAACAACCTACCGTCACTAGGCACAGGTCCTTCGACAACAGGTGGTTCTAATGCTAGTAACATGGGCATAATCGTGGCTGGTCATACTTCTGCTATTGCTACTGCAGAGCAAATTAATAAGACTGAAACTTACCGTGACCCTGACAGCTTTGCTGACATTGTTCGTGGTATGCATCTATACGGTAGAAAGATACTTCGTCCTGAAGCAATCGTAACTGCCGCATACAACTTAGCGTAAGGGGGGATTGAAAAATGGCATTAGTTACTAGTCTTAAAACCTCTGTACGTGGCGTAGGCGCACGTGGTCGTCAGCCTTACATGGTTGAAACTACTTTGGATTTTTCCAACTCTGCAATTAATAGCCTTTCAGCAGGTGATATTGTTCAAGCAATTTCTGTACCAGCCAATACTATGGTGATGACAGCAGGTGCTGAAATGATTGAAGCTGTTCAAACAGCGGCAGATGGAAATACTGTAAACCTTGGCTTTACTGGAAGTGGAA